GCAGAGTTTGGTCCTCGTGCCCTTGGCAATCGTAGCCTGCTTGCTGATCCTCGACGAGAAATTAAAGACACTGTTAATCAAATTAAACGTAGACAACTCTTTCGACCCTTTGCACCCGCAATCTTGGAAGAATATGCTGAAGAATATTTTTCAGGCCCAATGAACGAGTATATGCAGTTTGTTGCAAAAGCAAAACACGATTACTCATCAGTGACACATGTCGACGGTACAGCAAGAGTGCAAATAGTTCGTAAAGATTGCCAGTCTATATTACGTCCTATACTTGAAGAATGGTATGAAAAGACTGGTGTCCCAATGCTTCTGAACACGAGCCTAAATATTAAAGGTCAACCTATGGTAGACACTTGGTCCCATGCTCAAGAATTTATGGAAAAATATAATGTCAGAGTCTTCTAAATACATTTTAGCTTCGGGTTGCAGCTTTACTGATAAAAATTTTAAATCAAATATTGTAGAGCACAAAGATTTTCCAAAATGGCCGGAGTTACTTGGAAAAATGCTTGACAAACCTGTAGTCAACGTAGCGGAATGTGGAGTCTCGAATGATTGGATTGAAAAATCAATCATTAATAGAGTGATAAGCGACAGTGATAACATAGAGCTCGTCGTAATAGGTTTTACCGAAACATGGAGATATAGTGTTTATAATCTAATGCATCATAATCCTCTCGCTTGGTTTGATCAACAAGACCGAACGAGCGATCACTGGGACACTGCTTCAAGAGTAAAATCAATTCCATATTATCGATTTATGATTGAAGAAAGACTTGCAAATGAACACTATCAACAAAATGAAAATTTATTTCAAATCATTGTCAATAATCACATTGAGACGATCATAAGAATACAAAAAATTTGTAAAAAATATAAGATTAAATTAATAGCAGCTAATTTATTAAATGCATTTCATCAAGGCAGATATATTTACTGCGTAAAAAGTTTAGGAAAAGAATTTCATTACAACGAAGATCAGTGGGCATGGATGATCCAAAACTCTCCAAAGTTCAATGAAGTCGACAACCATACTCTTATTGGTTGGCCATTTCACCCATACATAAATGGTTGGAGCTTAGGCGCTGAGATCTTAACAGATAAAGAGCGTATCGCACCTGATAAAGGAGATCACCATCCAAATAAAAAAGGACATGAACTTATAGCAGAGGTTTTCTATGACAAATATCAAGAGATATATGAATAAGATAAAAATAAAGTGGAGACTTTTCAAATTACGTTTTCGAAAAGAAACGCCAGAAACAGGTTCTCTCTACATCTACGAACAGGACGAAAAATGACAAAACACATATACGCTTGCGGCTGCAGCTTTACAATGAAAAATTGGAGACAACGCGGAAAAGGCGTAGGTGGCTGGCCAATGTGGCCAGAACTTCTTGGAAATGAACTCGATCTACCTGACGTCAATCTTGGCCTAGGTGGCCACGGCAATGACTATATCTTACAAAAATCAGTTCAATACATTCTCGATAATCACAACGACATCGAACTCGTCGTAATTGCATGGAGTCAAACGTTAAGAATGTGGCTCTACGACACTGAGTCATATAATCCTGGAGTCTGGCTAAACCTTGAAAAAAACGGCCCGAATGACGTGTATCCAATACACAATCAAAATCATGAAAGATACATGTACCTTCCTGATCCTTACGAAATTTCGAAACACCTCATAGACTACTTTAATCGAAAACCTGACCCAGGCGGCCTCGGCTACACTCTTGGAAAAACATTCACAAGACAAGTCTATACACTACAAAGACTATGCGAAGAACTTAATCTAAAATACATCTTCGCTCACGGAACTCCACCCATGATCTTTCAACACCTCGAAGATCTTCAAATCAACAACCTCACCGCACGTAAAGAATACCTTGAATTCTCTCTCGTCGACCTCTTTCATAAAATCAATACCAACCACTTCATAGGATGGCCCGGCCATCGAGAACTCGGAGGAAACTCAGTCCTCAAACTCGTCCCAGGCAAACAATCAGATCACGAAGTCGGTTTCACAAACCTCGTACCAGACAAATGGGACCCCCACCCAAACGCCAATGGCCAACAACTTATTGCAAATCTTTATCTCAATAAATATAAAGAACTATACGGATAACACATGAAAAAATACCTCTTCATTCTCAAGATGCGAATCAACCTCTTTCTATCAAGATTTCGTAAATCTGAAAAAGACTTCCACTACATCTATGAGAAAGACGAATAACATAAGGAATAAAAATGTCAGACATATTCGACTTTGGATTCACTGCAGTAGATGAAGAAGAACTCTCTGCTGTCCAAGCAACTCAAGCACTCGCATCAGACGCAGAACAAGCAGCCCAATCCACACAACAAAGACTCGACTCTCTATATAATGCAGTCGTTCCACTACTCAATAATCTCAAGAAAAATCCAGAAAAAGAATACATTCTATGGCCTAATAGACTAGCTAAAGTAGAAGAATTCGAATCCATGCTACAAAAAATCTATAATGGATAACTCTTTCCTATACTGCATATCCGATAACAACGGCCACTGCAAATTCGGATATTCAAACGACCCTCTCAAACGCCTCAAACAACTACAAACAGGCAATATCCACACTCTCACTCTACTACACTCTATACCAGTACCAAAACAACAAGTCAAAATCCTCGAATCAAAACTACACAAAGAAATCAACTACAAAAAAATAAAAGGAGAATGGTTCAATATCGACAACGATCAAGCAATCAATCTCCTCACATGGTTCGAAATACACTATATCGAATAACCTTCAAGCAAGATATTCAATCCATTACTATCTAGTTATACAAAAAATCTAATCTATAACTAACCATATGCATATGAAAACAAGTGGGAAACTGCCATTCGGCTGCAGCCTCACCATTTCCCCTGGCTTGCTCCAATCACGTAGAATATGGCACCAAGGACCCCAGAAGTGACACAGAATAACAGAATGCCTATAATCCATTCCCTTATTGCTTCTGCACGTTCAATGGCCTGATACTCCCTCTCTCGCTGTTCCTTTCTCATTTTGGCTTCTATGCCTACGATTTCATCCCAGGCAGATGGACCATAGTATAGACTAATATAGGAACGGAGCTCTTCTCTCATTGCATTAGCCTTTTGTTTCTGTGCCCAGATTTCTAGAGCATCCTGCTCTATTTTACTAGCACCAAACATCTTTTTAAACAGAGGTGGATTCTGAGCTTTTTTATGAGCAAAGTCTAGATCTGATATCGCCTTAGACCACTGCGATAAAGTACTACCCATTTCGGATATTTCTTTGCCAGTACTAATCGCTGATTTTATTCCATTATATGCAGATGTAGCTAGCCCAATTGCTGTGACTGGATCTATCATACCTACTTCCTTTTCCTTCGATATTATTTATAAGTGGTTGATATATAACAAAACTTTTTCCTTTACATTACTGTTATTATATGGTAGACTAGTATCAGAACAAAGGAGAACAACATGGCAATCAACTACGTTTCTGCATGCACCGGTGGACTAACATTCTGCATAGACACAGCAGACGGAGAGATCTGGCGCCGAGCAGATAGCATCGAGGACGGTGTTTATTTCGTTAAAAAGTACGGTACAGCCTCTGCAGTATACGGTTCATCCTCTATGGACTTCGCTACAGAGGAAGGCTTTACTGAAGATGACGGTGCACAAAAAATGTGGAATACTATCCTAGAAGCCTCTTAAAAAAAGGGGCTTTTAAATAGTATTATCTGAGGGCCATCTGCCTCTATGGCCTAGAGCGGACGGCTGTATATACGGAGACGAGAATGTTTTTCCAGAGGTTCATGGAAAAATTTTTTCACGAGCAAAAAACGGATATCGAGAGGTTCGTCGGATGAGAGTAGTACACTATGTAGGAATGGACTATGATACTTATGAGAGAGCTCGGCGAGTATTCGGAGGACCTGCGTATTACCACAAGAGGAATGATGCTAGAGTAGATACCGAGGTTGGACCCGAGGATGTAGTAGTATATGGAGATCCTACTTATAGAGAGTGGGTATGGGATGCCTCTGCTGTACCTGATAAGTATACTAAGTAGTTGATAGTAAAGGAAAATAAAAAACGTAAGCCTTTGATTTGATTAGGTTTTTAGTTGCATTTTTTCCTTTACAATCGGATTGTAATATGGTAGATTAGATATATAAGGAATGAAGGAGATACCAATGTTACTACCAAATGGATCAGCAATCAAGAACGACGTAATTGAAGCTTTCAAGCGTGCAGTTGAACAGCCAGAGAATATCGAACAAGGTATTGGTACTACTGACTTTTGGAACTTTGTGAATGCGGATATGCATTTTGATTTGAAGGTTTGGTATAACGCACAGTACATTGACGAGTGTTTCGATGTATTAGCAGATGATTATGAAGGAGTAGCATAATGAATATTGGTGATATGTTGTTTATTGAAGAAGAGCAAAATCGTATCAATGCTGGTATTGCTCAGGGTGAGCAGTCTATTATGGTTCAGAAAGATATGAAACAGTGGGGTGTTGAGAATGGTATGTGGCCAAACTTAGCATATTGGAAAATTGTTTATGATCATGCTGTTGCTCGTGGCTGGACACAGGAAGGTTTTACTGGAATGGAGGTTTACTAATGGATCTGAAGTTTACAACAGCTGGTGAATATATGAAGGATTTAGAACGTGATAAAGTATATGATAGACGTCATGGCGGACCTTTCGATCGGGGAGGCGCTGATAGCTACTACGGTCGTGGCATTGACCCTCATTATTATCTTGGCGGAACTGGGACTTCTCAGCGTATTGGTCGTGATGGTATGACGATGGATGAGATCGAGGCATATCATGCTGGCTATGAAGAGAACGAAGAACGAGGAGATAAGAAGGAATGGTAACTGAGTTATATGCACGGATCGCTGAGTATTACGGTATCTCTGTGCCGGAGTTACGCAGACGTATAGTGAATGGTGAGACTCTGGTACATCAGTACTGGTGCTCTCTATGATTACGATCGAGTTCGATTTAGACGAGACATTTATTAATGTCATGGATGATACCGGTGAGTTAGAAGATGTCGGTGTTCTTCTATATGATGATTACTGTCATATTCGTCAATGGAATGAAAAGATCGGTATGTTCGATGTTATTACATTAAAGCCTGAGATGTATCTAAAGCTTATGAAAGCGTGGCAGTTACCTGAAGGTGTATATGTGCTCGATAAAAAAAACGTAAGTGATTGAATGTAAACGAAACTTTTTCCTTTACATTCCCTAAAAACTGTGGTAGATTAGTTCTATCAGATAAAGGAGTATATTATGACTATCGCAACTACATATGACGAACGTATCGCACTTATTAAAAAAATCGCTGAGCGTAAGAAAAAGCTAGCTGCTGTAAAGGCTAAGACACGTAAGGTACGTGCTCCTAAGGTCGATCGTTCATTTATGGATATTCCTAAGGAGTCTAACATTTATCAGTGGACTGATGCATCAAAGTATGCTAAGGAGTATTATGGTGAGACTATGTACGAAACAACACGTTTCGATAATGACTGGGATTAAGGTGCGGCGCGCCTGCGGCGCGGGAAAGGCTAGATTATGAACATATTTCCTGCTGGTGGAATGAATACTGAGAATCACTGGGCTGTAGGTACTGAATGGATCTACAGCAAAGGTGTGGTTACAATGCATGACGAAGGATTTAGCTGTACATGTAAAAAGAATCCGCGTATAGCGTGTAGTCATATTAAGAATGTTAAGCTAAGAATGTATGGAGTGTTTGACGAGTATTATCTTGCTGAATAAGACTATTTTCTGGATGCGTCCGTGTAGAGGCGTTGATCAGCTAAAAGCATCTTAGTTAGTTTCGATCAAACTAGAGCGGCAATGTCAATAAGGCCGTGCGGTGAGATTGGAGATACTAGGGGCGTATCCAGTAAGTAGTCTTAGACTTTTTTACTCAGCGTCGTGGAGATGAGGGGACCGGGCCTAAACTCTCCCAGACAATCACGTCGATGAACAGCGGCGTTGAGTAAAGGAGTTTATAAATATGAGTATGCATATGATTCGTGGTGTACAAGTCCACGGTAAGTCTAAGTTGAAGCGTAAGCCAGGTTGGAAGCAAGCACAGGCTGATCATGAGGCTTTTTTGAAGAAGATGGGAGTTACTGGTAAGAAGTCGGAATGGCGAGCACCGATGCCCGATTATAGTACAGATCGTGTCATGCCTCCGACTTCTGACGTTGTGTGTGGTAATGGTACTAAGCGTGATACTGTGAAATATACTGGTGATGAGATCGCTGGTATTGTTACCACACATAAATCGAATCTTATGCCTGTTCGTAAAGATAACAAGCAAGCAGCAATTGATGCTGCACAGATGAGGAGAAACTAGTGCAAGAATTTCTCAAAGAATTAGAAAAAGATGGTCTTACTATTTTTAAAGATATGTTTGACAAAGATGAAATTTGCTCACTTAATAATGTAGCTAGTGAACTAAAACCTACAATTGGTAATATTAGAAATAAAGGTTGGCATAATCATCTTGCTGTGCAAGAACTTGCTAAAACAAATGATTTATTGACTGAGGTTGATTGGTTATATCATTGGTCTCAAACTCCTGAAGATAATCAAATCATTAACGAAAAAATACTTCCGGTATTATCCAGCATTTGTGATAAAGTATTTGATGGTGAAGACTGGGGCTGGCAAATGACAAATCGTTATGTCATGACAAATTATAAGCATGAGCTTGGAGTTCAGCCACATTTAGACGCACCTTACTTATGGCCGCAGAAACTTGATTGTCAAATGGCAAAGTATCTTAAGCCTGGCATTCTTAGTTTGACTTTTATGATTCCTCTTGTAGATTTTACTGTAGAAAATGGTGCGACTGCTTATGTCCGTGGAACTCATAAATATATTTGGGATACTGCAAAGTGGAATGAAGCAAAGCCGGTTAATTTTCAATTCTTTCAAGATAATTATATTCAACCTTCTGTCGAAGTAGGAGGCTTTGCATGTTTTTATGGTAATTGCATGCATAGTATTATGTCAAATAGTGTTGATGAACCTCGTCGCGGAATAATTTATCGTGGTATTCGACAAGATGCTCTTGATGAAATGGAAAAATTAGGACTAGGTTAATGCCAAAGTATTTAATTATTCAATCTTTTGTAGAAACAGGTTCTTGGTGGGGAAACCCTAATCCTGAGCATAAAGATAAATCATGGGGTGGCGCTCCCGAAAAATTAGATTATCTTTATAACAATTTGCTTATACCTTCAGTTGATAAGTATTGTGAAAAAAATGGGTATAGTCACGTTGTTCATAGAGAACAGTATGATTTAATTGAAATGTTAAATCAAAAACGTGGAAATAAATTTGGAAATCTTTATCATGATAAATTATCAGCTTTAAAGCATAAAGATGATGATGTTGATTATATTGTTTTTTTAGATTCTGATTTTTATTTGACTAAACATGCCAAGCCATTACCAGAGACAAATTATATTAAAGGCGTGGTTTGGCCAAAAGAAGCTGTTGAAAGATGGGCTAAAGGAGAAGATCCAGAAACATTTAGTGCGTGTGAAGGTGGGATTCAAATCTTAACGAAAGAAGCTGCTTTAGATTTAGCAAACTATATTAAAAAAAGAATGATGGATCATATTCTTTATGATGATATTTTTTACAATACGACTGATGAGCGTACTGTTGGACAATGGATGACCAATCATAAAAAAATTAAGCCAGAAATGCTTGATAGGCATTACAATTATCTATTAGAAAATATAGAAGATAGAGAATGGACAGAAGAAGATAAGTATGCAGGATTCTGGCATTTTGCAGGAAAAAATAAAGTTGAAAAATTAAAATATGTTTTAGAACGCATAGATGGATTATAGGAGAATTAAATGATGGAATATGTTCGTGCTGAATTAGTATCTCAGCTTAAAAAAGGTAAAGGTCGTATTACATTCATGAAAATGGATGGGACTGAACGTGTGATGGAGTGTACTTTACAGCAAGATTTATTGCCAGATCAAATGGATGTTGAAGAATACATTTCTGAACGTCGTGCTAATGATGAGGTTTTAGCTGTATGGGATCTTGAAAAAGATGCTTGGCGTAGTTTTAGGCTTGATCGTGTTGTAACTGTGGAATGGTTATAAATACTATTAGTAAAAGAAGGAGTTGCTTATGATTATTTCTACTACTATGATTTTATGGACGTTATTTGCTGCCGCATCTGCATGTTGTTTTATGATTGGCAGAGAACTTCAAAATCAAAGTAAAGATGAAGTAATTGAGCTAACGATAATGTATCTCGTAAATAATAATCTTGTTAGATGGCAAAAAGACGAGAACGGAGAAATAGAACTTCTTCAACTTGATGACAAGTAATTGATTTCCAACAAAACTTTTTATTGTACATTTGGTAACAAATGTGGTAGAATAGTATTATATTATGAAGGAGGAAGCCAATGGCTCGTAAAAAACGCAAACCAATGTCGCCTGAACAGAAAGCAGCTGCAGTTGAAAGATTAGCAAAAGCTCGTGAAAAGCGGATGCGTGAGAATCCACCCCAATATAAGAGTATTCATCCAAATGCATTGAATCGTCCTGAGGATGATCCGTTCTATTTTCGTAAAGTTCAGAATTGGATTAAGACTCAGAAAGATGAGTTGGCTGCTGCTAAGAAATCATTACGCTTGAAAGAAAAAGGTGCTGAAACGAAAGTAGCTCATATTCAAGCATACATCAATAATCTTCAAAAGTACTTAAGTACTGGTGAATATGTTGACTTGTTTTATGGCGAGTATCAACAACATAAGGTTCGTTATCGTTGTGTAGTGCCTGCTTATTATAAAGATGGTACTCCAAAATATTCATATGGTGTGTTCTATCAAGACTTAGGATACACTTACACAGGTCTAGATCCAGAAGTAGAGGAAGCATGATAGAAGCAGAGTTTATGAATAAATCTAAGTTTAGTAAGATAGTCGAAAAGCAAGTGGTTGATAAAAAGCTTGGATATATTGATGCAGTAGTAGAAGCATGTAATGTAACTAATATCGACCCTGAAGACGTAAAGAAATTCATCTCTCCTGTTATTAAGGAGAAGATTGAAGCTGAGGCAATGCGGTTAAACTTTTTGCCTCGTCAAAATACTTTGTATTTTGAATAAATAGTAGTGTACATTTCAGTGTATATAACTTATAATAATACAGCAATATTTCAGCAATACGGAGAAAAATATGAGTTTTGCAAATTTAAAACGTAATCGTGGTAAAATTGATCAGTTGGTAGCAGCGGCAGAAGCTACTGGTACAACTCAGAAAAGTAATTATGAAGACACTCGTCTATGGAAGCCCACGGTTGACAAACAGAATAATGGTTATGCTGTTATTCGTTTTTTACCAGCATCTGAAGGTTCAGACTTACCTTGGAATCGTTATTGGGATCATGGGTTTAAAGGACCAACAGGTAAATGGTATATCGAAAAATCTCTTACATCTATCGGTCAACAAGATCCTGTAGGCGAACTAAATAGTCGTCTTTGGAATACTGGACTTGAGTCTGATAAGGAAACTGCTCGTCGTCAAAAACGTCGACTACATTATGTTTCAAACATTTATGTAGTAAGTGATCCTGGTAATCCTGCAAATGAAGGTAAGGTATTTCTTTTCCAATATGGTAAGAAAATCTTTGATAAAATTATGGATGCTATGCAACCAGAGTTTGCAGATGAATCGCCACTTAACCCATTTGATTTTTGGGAAGGTGCTAACTTTAAACTAAAGATTCGTGATGTTGAAGGTTATCGTAACTATGATAAATCAGAATTTGCTAATCCATCACCATTGAGTCAAGATGATGATGAGTTAGAAACGATTTATAACTCTATGCATGATATTCGTGAGTTTACTGATCCTAAGCAATATAAGTCTTATGATGAGTTGCAAGCGAAGTTGCAATCAGTGTTAGGTTCAGCTGCCTCAGCTGGTGCACCTAAGATTGATGATGAGATTCGTTTGGGTGAAGAAGCACCTGCTCCAACATTCAAAGAAACTCCTGCTTCTACAGCAGAAGAGTTATCATCTAACGATGATGATGACACCATGTCATACTTCTCAAAATTAATTAATGATGATGCAGCCTAAAATGGTTGTGCGACATCCATTGTCGCCGGCATTTGAGGTGCGTTAAGAACTGTGTTCTGAGTATTATTCTGAGTATTAGTACTATTATTCACAGCATTAACTACCTGATTTTGGAAAGCACTATTAAGCTCAGCAAGTCTATCTTGCTGGGCTTTCATCATATCTGCAACTTCTTTATCTAATGCACGAATTTTCATTTCAGATTTAGCATTACGACGATCAATCTGTTCTTCAGTTGCAGCGATAGATTCCGCAGTACCAACTCCGACATCAATTTTAGGGATAAGTGTAAACTTCCCACCACCTAGCCAACCTGGCATATCAATTGATACTTCAGGTAATCTAAATCTAAAATTCTTTGCAATCATTAAATATAGTTCATCGCCTAAGTTAGCAATGAAATTAGATAAACGTTCAAATCCTTTTTTAAACCCATTTACAATTCTTGTTAGCTGGATAGTAAATGAGCCTACAATAATATCCTTCATATTTATGAACTGGTCACCGACAAAGGTTACAATGCCTTTGATACCTGCCCAGATAGGATCTACTAATGCTGTAAGAGAAAATCCTCTTAAGACTTCAGCAGCGTTTTGCATTCCAAATTTTTCAAGTAACCAAGCAGGGATTGTAACAAACAATAAATCAAATGCTTCGGTGATTCCTTTAATGACACCAATAAATCCACCTTCAATACCTGCAAGTATTTTATCACTCATGGTTCCTTCTTCACCGGTGAATCCATCATAAAAACCTTTGACAAAATCTACTACTGTTAATATTATTTGTGTGAAAGGTCTTAGTGCAGTTTTGAGCACGAATTTAAGTGGAGCTAGAACGGGATCTAGTAGTTTAAATACTCGACCAAAGAAACCAAGTAAACCTTTTCCACCTTCAGCGCCTTCAGCTGTAAATCCAATAATGTTTTTTACTTTTTCTACAATAGAAAAGGCTTTTTCATTTATTTCAAGAGTTGGAAGTTTAGGCATTTCTGGTAATTTAATATCAGGTAATGTAATCTTTGGGAACTCTGGTAAATTTAGTTTAATTGGTTCACCAGCATTATAAACTTTTCCAAGAAAACTAGCAAAAGAAAACTTAGGAAGTTCTGGTATTTTTAATTTTAAATTATCAACTGCTTCACCAGCAGCAGTTACAAAACTAGGTTTTGGTATTTCTGGTAGCTTTAGTTTTATTTTATCAACTATAGCTTCTCCAGCAGCAGTGAAGAATGATAGTTTAGGAAGCTCGGGTATTTTTAATCTAAGCTTTTTTCCGTCATCAAATGCTAGAGCAACTTTAGGCAGTTCGAAATTTTTAATTGAGTCAAATATATTTGCAATACCGCTTAAAACTTTTTTAACACCGCCAACCATTTTGGGAATGCCAAGAGCACGAAGAAATGCATCAGTATCAGTAAGCTCAGCTAAAGCTACAAGACCAAGAGGTCCAGCTAATCCTTTAAGAAAATTCAAAAGATTACCTAAAAGAGGAGGCATTCCTTGGCTATCATCTTTAGCGATTTTCATAACCATTTTTTCAGCATCTTTTAGAATATCTTTTGAGTTGAGCTCGTCCATACGATCTCTTTGATCCTGAAGAATTTGTTTGCTTACTAGATTAGTAAGCTTTTGTACTTCAGTAGTCGTATCTTCTTGAGCTTCTTTATTTTCTCTAAGCTGTAAGCTTATTGCTTCTAAATTCATTTCTTCATACTTCTTTGCTGTGCTTTTTCGTTTTCTTCCTTCAAGTGCTCAATTAACATAGTTAAATATACTT